TGCGATGTGGTTCTGCAGACTCACGGTGTTCTGCATGCGCTGCGGGGCAGCAATGGGGCCTTCTTCGTCGATGTCGTTGTAAGGCAGGAAAGCTCTGCTCTCAACGCCTGCTCGATCCCACAGCTTCTCGTAGCCCTTCACGGCCCGTGCGCTGGCAAGCCACGGAGCCTTGGGGGCTTGGCTCATGTAGGCCCGAATCTCGGACTGATGGTAGTTGTAGGCCCGCTGCGGTTCCCTTGCTCTCCGGGGAATGCCGCAGTATTTCATCCGGCCGTCAGACCAGCCCACGTACCCATACACCGGAACAATGCCGATGCCGTCAGCGGGATAGGGGGCTTTCTTGCCGTCTGGGGTTTGCGACTGCTGCAGGATGTCGGCGCCGCTGATCTTGCGCCACCATACTTGCTTGCGCTTGTCCTTGTATTCGCCAAGGAACTGCAGTTGTTCTCCGGCTTCAAGCGAAGCAACAAAATCAGTCTTGGTCAGCGATTCTCTCATCTGCGTTTCAGGACGGCCAAAAATCACCATATCAACGGTGGTTTCTTCGCAGTACCACTGTTCCGCGATTACGATGGATTCGCGCGTATCGGTGACGGTACGGGCTTCTTTGCCGTCAAACGATACTTTCTCCTTGCCGGGAAACTGCCGCTCAAACTCTGAATGACTCAAAGGAGACAGCAGGAAACCAAAGTTTGCATCTGAGCCGTCCAGCTCTACGGACCACGGGTCAAACACCACCCGCAGCGGGTCGCCCTCGCTGCTGATACGCGGCTCGCTGTAGTTCAGCGCGCGGTCGATGACCTCGGGCCGCAGAACTAGGTAACCGACACCCGCACGGGCTGCGGATGTCAGCGCGCGGGCGTAATGCTGCTGGGCGCGGCTGGCATATTCGATCTGGCGGAACACGCCATCCAGCTTTTCGGCCACGCGGATGTCGGCACCGGCGCCGACAGGAATGGCGTGGACTGCCGGGGGCCGCTGCTCGATCTGGCCCGCCACGTTGGACACATACTGCCCAATCTGATCCATGACCAAGCACGGCCGCGCCCCTCCCGGGTCGCGTTCTCGCTCTGCTCTTTCTTGGTCATCCCACTGCTTCGGGTTTGACGGATCGGAAAACGCTAGGTCTTCTTCAATCTGCGCGCGCTGCTCCCGCAGGGCATCAAGGCTTTCTGCGTAGAGTTTTGCTGCATCTGTGACGGCATCCATTCGGCGGGGATTCTACGCTGGCACATGGATGATGCAACGGAGGATTGGCTAGATTCTCGCCCCTTGCGCTGCTGATTTGCTGAAGTCGTATGTCTCGGCATTCCTGCGCCCGAGCGTATCGGCTCCGCGCCCAAGTAATCCAAGCGTATCCACTCCGTCATCGGGAGACCCGGCAGGAAACACCAAGCACTGCCGCTGCAGTTCAGGCGCCCACGCTGCACGCGGCCACCATAGTTTCCCCATGCCTGCAGTGGCGATGATACTTTGCGCCATCGTAGGCTTGTCTGCGATGCTTGGCAGATACTCAAGCCGGCAGTTGACCTCGCGCTCTGCCATTCTTGCGCGAAGCCTGCCTTCGGTCGCGCGGCGGATTGGTCCGGATTCGCAGAACCACGCAAGCGGCTTGTGCCTGACCATCATGTCAATTTGACGCTCTATCCAGATTTCCGGTCCAACCTGATCCCGCCACCAGTCCAGCAGGTACAGCGAGCCATCGGGTGCAATGCCGGCCGCGCCTTGCTCTGTCCAGTCCCCACCGCCCGGCGTTACCGCGTTGTCACTGGCGCAGATGATGCGCAGCCCGCCAGGTTTCACGTCATAGGTCGCCATGTCGTCCTTGCGGAACATGATGCCGTCTGCCGGGGCCGGAAGCTGCTGATACAGGCTTGACCATGTGCGGCGGTTGAGCCTGAACTGCGACCAATGCTTGGCATCGAACCATTCAGGCCAGAGCATATCGCCCATGCCGCGCTTCAACGGATCGGTCAGCGTTTGACACTCCGCTTGCAGGCACAGCACGCGCCAGGTGTTGCCGTCCCTGCATTCAATGTCGCCCGACTGGCCAGCCCAACTTGCCGGCAGGATTCGCCCGCAGGGGTCGTCCTCGTGCCATCGGGTGTTGATGATAACCACCCAGCCGCCCGGAATCAGGCGAGTCAAAAGGTCGTCTTCGTACGCCTCAAACGTGCGATCCCGGATCGTCTGGCTGTCGGCCTGCTCGCGCCCTTTGATGGGGTCGTCAATCACGATGCCGTGCGCTCTGTTGCCCGTGACGCCGCCCATGATGCCGCAAGCGATGTATTCCGACCCGTTTGTAAGCCCAAACTCATCCGCTGCGCGTGAGTCCGCTTCTAGCTGCGCTTGGATGATTTCCACGCACTCAGAAGACCGCAGAAGCTGCCGCGTTCTTCGCCCCTGTCTGCGTGCCAATTCGTCGCCATAGCTTGCCAGGATGACGCGCCGCTCAGGCTTGCTGCCGAGATACCAAGAGGGCGCAACGACACTAGCATAGGTGCTTTTTGCACTACCGGGCGGCGCCATAATCATAAGCCTGCCGTGCGGGGTTTCCATACACCGCTGCATTTCCCGAAGAATCAGTTTGTGGTGCTCTGCCTGCTGCGTTTCAATCAGCGGGATTCTCGCCCCATCTTCTGCGTCGGATATTGGCGATCCAGGAACGGGAACTCTACGCGCAAACTCCGACAGGTCGCGTCGCGCCAGCTCTAGCGACAACTCCCGCGCTAGGCCTTGCTTTGTTGTCACTTGGTGAGCTTATCCAGCGCCGCGCGAATCTCAATCAAACTCATGTCTGCAAGTGGGCGGGCTGTTTTGATTGCAGGCAAATCATCTGCGCCACCAACCGCCAGTTTGTCGCCGTATATCTTCGGCAACCATTTGCCAATCAATCGCATGCGGGTTTCAATGCGCAGCTTTGACCGCTGGACATGCTCGCCATCCACCTTGACGCCGATTATTTGGCCGTCTTGGTCTTTGATTGGCTCCCAATCTCGCGTGTCGTCGTCCGCAATTTGCAAGCACTGTTGCGCCATTGCGTGACAGCCAATTTCCCGCGCGCGCGTGGAATTTGCCGCGTGTTCGGGTATGTCTTGTTCCCACCTGACTGCAGCGGAGTAAGAAATACCCATCGCCTCGCAGATTGACAGCAGCGAATGGCCTTCCGCCAGTGCGGCGCAGATTGTCTCGCCGTCTTCCTTGTTGTAGGTGCTGGCTTGTGCCACGGTTACGCCTTCCCCCATCTTTTGCGCGCTGGCCCTTGCGGTGCTCTTGGCTGCGGCTTTGCTTGCTTTGGCAGGACGGCTGGGATTGAGCCGATGATTGCCGGCAGCGTTTCCCCGTCTGGGGTTGCTTGCGCTGTCCACACTGCATCCTGTAGCGCCACGCTGCGCCGACCATCGCCACGATGACCGTTTAACACGAGCCAGCCGTCTTTGTCATAGCCAACGCCTGCGACGGTGAATTTATCGCCGGGCCTCAGTGTTTCCGACATCAGCTAGCCTCCATCTTCACAACCCGCAGCAACTGCGGCCCAGCGCCATACTCGCACCGCTGCGATCCATTGTGACGCTGCAGCCATCCAGAATCAACCGCGCGCCGTAGTGCGGTCGTCACATTTTCTCGGCACTTAAATCTGAACCGCGTGGCTATCTCTGCGGCGGTCAGGCGTGCGTCTGGTTTGCTAGCGCAGTAGAGCATCACGCGGAGTTGAAGGCTGCCAAGTTTCATGCGTCACCCATGAAGCCGAAAGCCGGACCTAAGCCCGGCTCCCTGCCGAATCCTGCACATCTCGCGTTGATGCGCCCCATCGTTCCGTCGTGGCCAGGGTGGATTCTTTGTGCACGAGAATGGATTATACATTACGCCATCCCTGCTTTTGTTGCAAGCACAATCAATTCCACGCGCGACAGCCCCAATCTTTGCCCGGCTCTACTGAGATTGCTCTTGGCACTCTGCGCGCTCAGGCCCATGCGGTCGCCTATTTCGTCCAAATCAAACCCTTTTACCAGCAGGGTTAAAGCCTCGCGTTCTCTTGCTCCCAGGCGCTCGATGTCGGCTGCTGCGGCGTCACGCTCCGCCAGCAGTCTCAGGGCTAGGTCGATTCTGTCCAAGCTCATGTGCGTTTTCTCACGGTTAGGGTTTGCACCTACGTTTTATGCTTGCATGATGCCTCGATGTTGCGTACATTACTGCTCATGGGTTCTGCATGTCGCGGGGCCAAACAAGGGGAACCAAAATGACCACCTACCGCGTTGAAGCCGTCCGCATTAAGGATTTCCCTGGCTACGCCGCCGGAACTGTCGGCGCCGTGTATTGCGCCAAGTGCGAATGCGCGTCGGAAGCCGCCGCTTTTGCCTATGTGGCCGACGCGCTGGGCTACGACTCGGCCGCCGAACTGCTGGCTGATCTGGCCGCAGCAGATCGCCCCACCACCCTGCGCGCCGTCGCCATCTGAGGACACTGCGCCATGTTCACGACCGACAATACCAGCGGTTTCAGCCAAGCCGATTGCGACCTGATGAACCGTGCCGTGCGCCTGCTGATCCAGGACGGGATTGATGAGAAAAACGCCTGCGACATCGTGAACAACAACTGGTGCGAGGACGGCAACACCGTCGCCAGCCTGGCCACCGTGCGGACGCCGCATCTGCGGATGCCCGGGCAGTGACCGGCCGACAATCTCCCCTAACAGCGCGCGGCGTGGCGTTGCTGCGCGAACGCCTGGCAGCCGGAAAGCACCCTGACCTAAGCGGGGTAGCAGCGCTGCTTGGTATAGCGCCATCCACGCTGACACGGGCGTGCGCTGCTGCTGATCCGCCCGTAGTGCTACCCAGGGGGAGGCCGTGGCCGAGCCGGTTTGCGCGCTGATGTTCACGCTGCTTCCTTCAGTTGCTTGGCCTTGGCTGCGTAAGTTTTGCGCAGCGCAATGATGTCTTCCCGGCTCAGCTTGTCAGGGCTGGCAGGGCCTTCCAATCTCTCAACCTCTGCAAGTCCTATCCTTCGGACTAGCTCTGCCCTGTAGTGGATCAGGTTCCCGCTTAGGTGGGTGTTACAGGGCTGGCATTGTTTGTGGATGTTGGCCTCGTCAAATCTTAGGTCTGGGCGCGCTCCCGTGCTTTGAAAATGTCCCGCGTGCCATTGGCCTTCGTGCCATCTTCCGCAGCTCACGCAGGGCTTGTCAGCGTCCCGCAGGCGAATCCATGCGTTCACGGCTGTCTGTGCCTCGCGGATCAGCGTTGCCCGGCTCTTGAGTGCGGCCAGCTTGGCGCGGTCCTGTTTCTTCTCCGCCGCCTTTTCCTTGGCTTTGGCCTTCGCCCGCTTGTCTTGCACGGCTTGGAGCGCAGCCACTGCGCAGGCTTCCGCACGGCAATGGGTCTGGAACGATGCGGCAGGCGCAAAGCCTTGCCGGCAGTGCTTGCAGCGTTTCAGCCGGACACGGAGCGTTGCCGTGGTGCTGGCGCGTAGAGGGGCCTTGCGGGTCAGCATGGCACAGCACCCCCGTAATACCGCATTGGCAAGCGCTCGCACAGCACCCGGGCCACGTCTTGCGGCGGTTTGACCCACGCCCATCCGGGCGGAATAACGCAGACTCGCAGGGTGTCGGGTGTGCTGCCGTCAACCTCAATAGCCAAGTGGCCTCCGGGGAGTTGCCATTTGTCGCCAGCGCTCATACCGTCGCATCCTCAAGCGCCACGCCACGGTCAGCGGCAACACTTTCGACAAAAGACAAAAACTCTGCAAACTCCCGCTTTCCCATCTTGCTTGTCCGCATGCCCAGCATGACCATCCCGCCACTCAAGCCCATTGCCACGCGCTGCGATTCCTGGCGGTAGGCAGCGGTCAGCAGGTCTTTCCATTCTTCCGGCTCTAGTTTGACCATTGATCCGTTCACGGGCCACACAAGCTGTTCAGCAAAAGCCGTCAACCAAACCCACAGCAGCGCGTTTTGAGCGCCGTTTCTGGACGGCTCTCGCACCTCGCACACGTAACCATTCGGAGCCTCTGCAACAGCCTGGGCTGCACGCTTGCGCGCCTCCACGTGGACTAGGCCAAATACGCGCTTGCTCATCACGCTTGCTTTGCTTGCCCCGCCTCAAACGCCACCACAGCCCGCGTCCTTACAGCCCACGCTGACGTGCGGGGCGTGTAGCCGTCCCACCACCCCACACCGTAAGCGCCCATGGGCTCGTTGGGTTTCTCTCGAAGCTGGCCCGCTTGTCGGTCCCGCCATGATGCACGCTCGCCCTCGGCAAAGGCTTTTTCGTACAAGCTCATCCTACCGCCCTCAGTGATGCTGTGCCACCTACCCTGCGCGCCGCTGCCAGGGCTGCTCTCTGCTCCTCGGTCATACCAGGCTTGGGAGCCGATTGCGCCGCCAAAAATGCCGCTGTCTTCTCCGCGGCGTCGCTGGCAACCGTCACGGGGTCTTTTCGCTCCCCCTTCAGCCGCTGGCATGTAGCTTTCAGGTATTCCCTGGCATCAGCGGGCTGTACGCTGACAGCGGCTGCAACAGCCTGCTGCACAGTCAGCAGCGTGTAATCCTGCACAAGTTTCCCCATGAACGTCCTGCATTGCGACTTCGGACAGCCGCCAGCCTCCAAAACGGAGACAGCCGCTTGCCAGAGGTCCGACTTTGCCATGTCCTCTGCCGACTTCGGCGGCTTGTTTGGCTTTGCGTCAGCAACCGGAGCCGACGCGGCAGCGGCGTCTGTAGCTTTAGCTACAGAATCTTCTGGTGTTGGTGTTGGTGTTGGTGTTGGTAGCTCAACATGCGTTGAGCGTTCGTTGAGCGTTCGTTGAGCGTTCGCTTGACGCGCATTCACTGATGCGTGAGCGGACGCTTTAGCCTTCGCTTGTTTATCCTGCATCTTTGCAATTTCGGCTTCACAGCGCGCATGGCTCCAACCGCAGCCATCGGTATGCGTAAAAAACTCGCGCAGCACGGCCTCAACCTCTGCCACGTTCGCGCGCATGCGAATCAGGCGGGCAACTTCTGCCGGCTCATGAGGCAACGAGCACTCGCGCAAGTAGTACAGGTCGAGCATGCGCCGATAAGCAAGGTCTTCCATCGGCTCCAGGTGTGCCGTATGGGCTGCGTAATCGCCAACATGGAAAGGAAAGTAGTTCACATGGCGCCAAAAACAAAAAGGCCACTAGCTGCTGCGTTCTGTGCTTGGCGGCGTTGAGGGGTTTCCCCCCCACAGAACGCATGAGCTAGTGGCCTCATGACTGCATCCTTCGCCGCCAAGCAATGGATGTTTGCATCATAGCGTGCTACCGCACAGATGCGCAAGGGGTTTCACGGTTGTTGCCCCGGGTGTGGCGGGGCAGGGGCATCCAGCGCTTCGGCGGCCATCATCTGAAACCCCTTTGTCGTCATGTCGGCTTCTGCAATCTCATGCAGGGCCTCGCGCAGCCTATCAATCTCTGCCGCCAGAACAAGCGTCGTGCGCTCATCTCCTCCCGGCTTCACATAGCCGCCGGCAATCGCACTGCGCAGCGCGGTCACAGATACCCACATTTCGGCAAAGTCAGTCGTCTCGTTCATGCTCTTTCCGTCGGTGCCACCCACGGCAGCACCGCCCCAACCCGCGCAAGCGGCACCGCTGCCGCGTTGCTGCGCCCCTTTGTCGCCTGGTGCTGGCTTGTGCGGTGGCCGTTG